CTTGCTGCCATCTTCTTTAGCTTCAACAATATATTCAACATCTTCTACATGTTCTGTAATCAGTTTCATTTGAAGTATCCACCTGTTCCAGTTCTTTTGCCACCTATCTTAGAAGAGCTTGCTCCACCGTATCCACTCTTACTCATCATCTGACCAAAATTTCGGGCAGACTTCATAGCCTCCCGTTCGTTGTCTTCCGTATCTACAGTCTGGTTATCAAACATAATATGAAACTTATTATCTTTCTTTGTAACCATAACTTCACCACCTTTGGTGTCTAAGACCTTTACGATCTTGTGACCCTTTGGTGCGATATTAAGACTAAATTCCTTAAATGTCTTCATCTTCTGCTTCTGCTTCCGATTCTAATTCTTCTGTTTCTGATGAAAGTTCTACTTCATCTTCCATTTCAAGCTCATCATCAGTAGTAACATTATTAAAGACTTGATTAGCAACACGAATCTTCTCATCATCTAAACGAGATGAAAGTTTATCGTTAAGCAGTTCAGAAAACTGCTTTTCTGCTTCAACAAAGTTTTTAGTAGTAACATTATTTAAAAAGTCAACAATCTCAGTCATTTATTTTGCCTCATCAAAATTTCGTAATAATATTTATAATAATTTAAACTTCAGGTTCAGGTTCTTCAATTTCACCAGATTTCTCTTCTTTATCAATCTGATCTTTTATTGTTTTAATGTCATCATCTGTCAACATCAATACATTCTTTTGAGCCCATTCTTTGGAATAGAAAGTACCTAAGTACGGCTCAATTTGTTGGAGCATACCGACACGTTCTCTCAGCATCTCAGTTTCTTTAAGTTCCGAGAAGTAGTTATCGGTAATGTAATCTATATAAAGATTACCTTTCCACTCATTCCAGTCTTCCTCTGTAATGATTCCTTTTAAGACTAATTGCTTCTTCAAAACATTATAGAAAAGGTCAGAGAATCTACGGCGGAGTCTGTTTACAAACTTCTGAAACTTGTACTCATCTCTTGTAATCTCAGAGCTACGTCCTAGAATACCAGACGGTTGATCTTCAGGATTTAGTCTACTGGTAGGTACATTTAGAGCCTTATAAAGCTTTTTCTGGAAATATAAGATATCATCAATCTGACCTAAGTTTTCCCCACCTGGCAAGGTACTAATCTCTGTACCTCTGCCACCTTCACGTCTAGGAAGCCAGAAGTCTTCAAGCATAGACATATGCTTAGAATCATTTTTCAGATCACCAGTATTAGCGTCATATACCAGCTTATTACGGTATCTTGCCATAATATCTTTAAGATACTGCTCAGCCTTACCTCTAGGCAAGTTACCTACGTCAATATAAAAAATACGTCTTTCTGGTGCACGTGCTAGTCTATAGATAACTAACGAGTCTTCCATCATACGCAGCTGGTTAACAGGCTTAAGTGCTTTATGTAAGTAAGAAATTACTTTCTTGCGACTAGAATCCAAAAGACCACTAGTTACATAACTAATAGCATCTGGTGAAATTTTAAGTGCATTAGTATTCTTTGTGCCAGAAGTATAAGACGTGGCGCTACCAGCATTGTCTTCAGAGTAGATAAAGTATTCGTTTACTTTCTTAATAATGTTAGCACCAGTAACATTATCTTTTTCTTTTTTGACTTCTTTTACTTTACGTATTTTAAGAGCATCGATTGGTCGGATCTCTTGAATACCTTCCTGAGGTCTAGTTGGATCTACAACCAAGTGATGGTAAATTCTTCCATCAATGTAGTATCTACGGAAAATATCATGAGCATAGTTCTGGAAATCCAGCATTGCAGCAATATTTTCGAATTCTTCTTTAATCTGTTTCTTAATAGAATCTGTAGTATCAACATTATCCATGTTTAATTCTACAAGATCATCTTCACCTGAAATAACTTCATTGATAATGTCTTCGATTGCAGCATCTACTTCTGGATGCATAGCAATCATTCTATATTTTTTTATTAAATCCTTATCATCCTTAGCTTGGTCGCCACTGAGATCCACAAAAGATCCATAGTGACTACCGGCAGCAGTAATATAACCTGCACCATCATCATCTAAGGGCGGAACAATAGATGGAAGCTGTTCTTTTTCTTTTTCTCTCCGGGCTCTCTTAATCTCCAAGCCAAAGAGTTTTAAACTATTGTCTTCTGCCAAAATTAATCTCCAAATATAAGAGTAGGGGAAAGCCTATTCTCTCCCCCTACTTTATTTATTCCGACTTTAGTCGGTTGTATTGGATTCCCAGTACTGAACCTGGAAGGTTACAGTAAATTCTTCAATTGCTGCGGCAGGATCGTATGCCAGATCAATTGGAGAAATATCGGTTGGGAAACACCCACGGAAGTTGTAGGTTTTCAGAACACTAGCATCACGGTCCAATTGTTCGATTACCAGATCAGCCTGATAGTCTACTGGGTTTGTAAGACCAGTGTTGAGCGAGTGAGCATTGATTCCATTCATCCAACGTTCCATAGCATTACGAACGTTGAAGTCGGTGTCGTTAATGATGGTTGCTGTCCATACGTCAAACGTACGATCACCAGCAATTTTCAGTTCACGACCACGGAATGGTACAATGATTTCCTGCATGATAGAGCCAGGAAGCTGAGCTGCCCGACACATAAACGATGTGAGTTCTACATCACCTGCAGCATAACCTGGAAAGTTGATCGTTGCCTTGAATAGATTAGGTCTAGCACCGCCACCTTTCAGTTTTGCCTTGAAGTCATCGACTCCTAAAATAGCCATTGCTTATATCTCCTTAGTTAAGCGGTTTAGAACGAAAGACCTACTACTTCTTCAAAGTCTACGCCGGTACGAGTAGCTACGAAGTTCAGCGTTACGTAGTTAATCGAGCGAGCAGGCTTAATGAAGATAGTAGCAATGAATTCATTACGATCAATAATCTCTGGAGTGTTGTTAGTCTCGTCACACACCACGCGGAAGTCAGTAATACCACGACGCCCTTTTACCTCTCTGAGGAATGGCTCAACGATGTTAACAAACTGTGCTCTGGTGAACTCATCGTTGAATTCAAAGAGTACAGATTTAGCAGCTTCAGAAATTGCTCTTTCCAAGGTGAGGAACAAACGACGTACGTTAATACGGTCGAATGCCGATGGTCTATCCTGCATGGTCTTATCGCCAAACAGAGTAATACCATTACCTGGAAGGTTAGTAATTGGGTTGACACTAGCTCTGTAAAGTCTGTCTCTTTCTGCCTTATTAGGAGAGTGGAGAATATCGGTAACACCGAAGTACAGACCTCTTGTAAGACCAGCTGGCGAGAACCAAGGAGCATTAGTATGATCCGTTTGAGCCATCAGACCAGCAGTTGAAGAGTTAGCAGGGATGTAAATGTATTCGTCGTTGTACTTATCGAATACCTTAAGCCAGTTGTTATCCAAGAAGCAGTAGTTGCTCTGAGTAATGCTGTTAGCAAACTCGACAGTTTCTGTTACTGGATCAGTAGCTGTGAGATCTTGCTTAGGTGGAGAAGCAACTACAACACAATCTTTACGAGTAACTGCAGCGATGCTGATCAGGTCGTTAATGATTGTTTTTGCAGCACTATCGTCCTGAGCCTGAGAACCGCTGGTTGCTACTGGCGGGGAGATCAAAAAGTCTACAGTGTATGCATCGACATCTTCAATTGTGTCGAAGCCTGTGGCAACATCACCTTCGTTTAGCGTGTTAGTGTCTGCACCTGAAGAGAGGTTAATAGTTTTGATGTTAGCTACAGCATCTGCTAGAGCATAGTTTTTAGCATCAACAGCAGCGTCACCTGCGCCTGCAGCATCGTAGTCAGAATCAATGTTCTGAGCGTCTACAAGCATAACATAGTTAGACTGATTGTTGATAACGTCTGCAATGTAGTTAGTAGATCCGTCTGGATTCTTTGCGTTAGATGCAAGAGAGAGGAATGGGAATGTTTCCAGGATAGTTCCTTTAGTCCCTGTAAACTCACCATCAGCATCAAGTACTGCAACGTGTACTTCATCGTCACTAGCACCGATGCTAGTAGCAAACGAAGAAGTTCCTGGTGCAGAAGTAAATTCGTTTCTAAGATTTAATTCCCAGTTATCGAAAGCAGAGTCGGTAGCGGTCTTTGGGCAGAGCTGAATCTGCAAAGAGTTACCAAGAGCACCAGCGTACTTTGCCATGAAGCCATGGTTCTGTGTAGCAAGTGTACCAGCTTTGATTGTATCAAAGTGGTCATCGTTTCTTACCAGTGTAGCACTTCTGCCAGCAAAGAACGAGTCAGAGGAGTTAGCTCCACCGTCATCAAAGGCGTTCACTGCATTAGAGTCTACTTCACGAATAACGAGAAGCTCACTAGAATACTTAGAAAAGTATGCTGCACTGTGGAAAGATACGCTGTTATTTTTATCTGGAGCTGCAAACTTAGCTACCAAAGTCGACTCGTTGTCGATGTATGTTGGTTTTCTTACTGGACCCCAGCGAAAGTCGCCCACGTAAGCACCAGTCGACGTGGCAACGTTAGGCACAATACCAGTAAGATCGATCTCACGGGTAACTACTGCTGGAGACAGCGAAGGCGTGAAGAATGCCATTTTGTCTTCCTTTTTTCATTTGAATTAAATTATAAGCATATCATTATAAGCTATTTCAACCATATGGATATTTATAATTATACTAATTTAGAACAATTCTGTACGTTCTGTCAACTGCCAAACCTGGCCATCGATAGTCTCAGTATCATCTTCTTTACCATCATCAATAAAACCAAATGGAACTACTTCATCTTCAATCTGCTTCATCTTTTCCTCATACAACATTTGTTTTAAATTAACATCTGTGTTATTCAGGAATGACTGACTTCCAACATACCATGCAAATAACACCAAGTTCATAACCAAGTCATCATGGTTGCCATCAGATGCTTCAAAGGAATCACGCCTTGCTTCAAAAGTAGAACATTCACTAATTGTATCTAAGTCAACAATATGCAGTCTTTTTTCTTCAATCAAGTCTTTGAGATTAGAACAACCAATACGTTTAACTTTACGATTCATAGTCACACCAATAGCGTTCGCTTTAACCATAGACTCAACATGAACATTCTCATATTCAATATCATAATAAAGACCATTTGCAACTACAGAACCTGCATCATTTGATTCAATAATAACATATGCTTCATTATATTTCTTTGCCCATTTATG